CGTTGCGTTCCCACCACGGGTTTGCAATTGATCAATCATTTTTTGATCTAGACAGAGACTCCCCTTTGAATTATATAGACCTACACTTTGACAATCTAGTTTTCCTGGTGCATCGGAATAAATATCGATCTTTTGTTCGGACGCAGTAGGGTTGCAGAATACTCCCATACCGTTAAATCCGGATACTTTCTTGCAACTGACATTGTCCGGATGAATCGAACTGGTCATATAGGTATCATCTGTCGCCTTATTTGGCTGATTTACCACGGTATATTCCAATGGGATCCCGAACGATTGGAATCCTTCATATCTATGATAATTCAAAATATGCATATTATACGGATCTGGGCCATATGGACTTGTTGAAAACCATACAGATAAGAATATAACTAGCAAAAATACTATTACGAGACTTGTACTATCTTTCATTATACATATTTGTAAGATAATTCTCATTTTGAAATTGCTAAATAGATAAAATAGTAATTCCTAGCTTCTTGATAAAATCAATCAATAGATAAATATATTCAAATATCATACTTCCAATATTTAACACATGTTCCTTTATAGGATCTTCTATATGACCATCTGCGGATATTGTACGTTTTGATTGTATTGTCCATATAACCAATAATAATAGTAAAAATAGGATAAATTCGATTGTCATATATTATTCCGATACACTATTTCGAATTGCCCCTTCCTTATCCGTATGTAAAAAGAGGAGTAATTCATTCATCTTTACTTTGAACCATTCGATTCCATTTATCATACCTTCTTCAATCTGTTTTAGAATGCCTTCTAAAGTAACCGTCTCATATTTCATGTATGTCTGATAGAGATAATAAAATGTAAAGATGGAAAGGAGAAATAGAATGGGGAGAAAATAATTCATATCTTCACTATCCGTCACTTGTATTTTGCCACTTTCATACATTGGAATATCATTTAGCTCAATAGTAATATTATTCATTCTATAGATAATGTATTTTACTATTTTATTTTTGCGTATTTATTATGAAACAATCTTATAGGATAAATATATCAATGAATTCGAAAGAAAAATTGGATTTGAAGAAATTGTTGGGCGAAATGAATGCGGATGATAATACGGAAGACATTAAACGGTTAAAACATAGTACCATTATAAGGGACGATATTCGCAAATTGGAATCGATTAAATTGGAACATGTCGGAAAAACGTTCGACGAACTTGTAAGTATCGCGCAAATAGAATGTCCCTTTTTATTTGGCGGATATACAGATATTTTTAATAAAGTGTTGAAGGGGGAAATAGATCTCGTCATTATGTCTAGACTTCTTATCGTTTTAAAACTCATCGAAGATGGAAATGTAGATCAACACGAAGGATCCGTCATGGTTGGAAAGATCCTGAAAGAGCTCTATATCGACAGTGCTATTAAACAGTCGGAGAATCTGGAGAAACAACGTGAAGAAAATATGCCTAAAAGTGCCGAAACATCTTCTATAGGACCACAAGTCAATATCTCATGGAAGGAATATTCGAATATGAAAAGAATATAAAGTTACATGGCAGATACTATCCACATGACGGATTTTGCCATTCTCAAAGTGTATATCGACCCCCAATATAATCATCTATATGACATATACAAGAATCATGTAGATGCACATAATGAGGCGATTACAAATGATCCTTATCCGAATTCGGGATTTGATATTTTTATTCCAAACCAAGTGGATATTGAGCCGAATATAACATCCGTATTTCTCAATGCAGGGATTAAATGTGAGATGAAATATCACGGAGTGCCGAGTGCATTTTACTTGTATCCACGATCGAGTTTTTCGAAAACTCCACTCATGATGGCAAACCATGTAGGTATCATCGATTCCGGGTATCGCGGGAATTTAATTGGCGCGGTGAGAAACTTGTCACAAGAGTCCTATAGGATTGAATCGAATGTGCGATTATTCCAGGTATGTCACCCATCGCTTTGTAGGATCGTTGTAAACCTTGTCAAAGAAGACGATCTCACGCAAACTGCAAGGGGGGAAGGTGGATTCGGATCTACGGGTTAAACGGTCATTTCTAAATATCCCCTTTGGATATTCGAATATGAATTCCGTTGTTTTCCCAATTTAGGATTAAAAATATACCAGTTACTTTGGGGTTGCAATAATTTCCAGTATTGATCGATCGCGTATTTTTCCATTTGATCCGGATGTCGAGCCAATAATGATGCCCCTGCATTATAATTCTCCAATAATGACTCTGCGAAATTGCGATTCAACATATAACCGGATGCCGTTTGTGCATTCAGGATCTTATTTAAAAACACGTGTCTGCGTGACGGCTCTTGATCTACTACATTTCCAGATAACATACATACATCATAATTCACATGGTTTACGAAAAAATCGGTAAATGCATGATGTATATGAACTACATCGGTTGTAAATTCGAAATCGTCTTCGAATATGATACAATTGCGCGTATTTGACGCAATGAATAGATTGACGGCTTTTATATGGGACAATGAACATCCTTGATGTCCATTATCCATTTTTATTCCCGGGATTCGTACGATTTTATTTTCCGGGAAATCGATTTTCGCCATTTCCGATAAAAACTGTTTTTTGCGATCGACCCGTTCATCTAAATTAATGTAATATATGACATCGATATATCGCCCAATAGATGCAGTTTCCCTTGTTATTCCTTTTTGATTTGACCATATATCGGGACGACGATTGTAGATATTCGGGGACTGGATCGGAAGTCCATTGATGGATGTACCTACCAATGTAGATTCAAATGTTTCTATAGGACAATATTCGGATGATGTGACTACGAGGATTATACATATACACAATATCCCGAGTAATATAATGGATACTTTCCACCCTTTTTTCATTTTATATATGTGTATAAAATGAATTTCCAGAACGTCATATACCGAATACATTGTGGAAAAACCGTATTCCCGGCAACGCCAAATGATCATTATTCGCAAATGCGGTAAATGTCCGTTTATAAACCGACCATACCGTTTCATCATTGAACCATAGATATATATTGTAAATCGCAAATATGAGTATCAACATATATCCATCGGCGGGCCATGTAATCGGATCCCGTCGTATGAGTAATATAGGACCCATTTTGATAATTGCCATCATAATGATATATTTCAAAAGAAGTCCCACATCTACTCCTACATATATCATAAAGATGAGAGATACGATATTTTCCGCCAATGCGATATAAAGTCCCAATTTGGGATTTAGTCGCGTTTTCACGAATGTCGAGATAGTTGATCTATGTGACATATCCACGAAAAAATAGACGAGAAACCATATAATTATCCAATAGGAGAATAAATAGTCGAATCTGATATTGCCCTTTTTATCTACAGTATGTTTTTCGGGATCGTATGGATGATTCGGATCCACCATATTATATTATATTATATACGTTGTAAATATTCGTTTGCGAGGAGTATAAGACTTTCTTCTTCGGACAATTTCTGAAATACGATCGAATTATTGAACCTGCAAGTGACGAATCCACGACGACCAAATGTCTTGCAAACGATCTGGACATCGTCCTCGATTTTGATATTGATTGCCATCCCCCCCGATTGTAATATAGGTGTATCATCGGATCCGTCTAAAGAGATCCATCGCGTGAATCTTCCCGCACGGATATCACACATATTTTCTATAAGACGATAACCCAACAATTTTTTACAGAACCGTTCTTTGCGTTCTTGTGGTACTCGATGTAATGCATTCGCGATATCTTCACATATCGAATCCGCCGTTTTTCCACGGAGGTAATCATTCGTTTCTATATGACGCATGATTTCTTCGATATCTATCTTGGACAGGGGGGTCGTTGTCGATTTATAGACAATGTTCATGTATTATATTATATGACATTTCAAATGTAAATCGTTTATAATAAATATACATTTGAATATAGGAATCTATGGGAGATAATAAGATATTTTCGTAGATTGTTCTTGATCCGGCGTGGAATTCGAAATCGTAGGAGCACGACTCGTTGTTGCAGGTACAGAGGTCGCGGTCGCGGTCGCATTCGGAGCATATGTATGTACTATTGTATGAGTAGGAGTAGGAGTAGGAGTCACCGATTCCTCCGTATGTTTCGGTGAAAAAATACCTTTCGCCTGATTGGCCAATGCATCCGTATATGCCGAAAAGAGTTCCACAGTAATGACATTGGTTAATAAAAACGTCGCACTCGAAAATATGACCGTGGCATCAAATGGTGTAATCGAATATTCACGGAATGGATGAAACCGTATTATTAAAAACACACAGATGAAGATCTGTATAGCGGTACTCATATTACGAATATAGGATTCGTTTATATATGCCAATCCGAAAAATACGATAAAATAGAGAAGATGCCATATGAAAAGAAACCCCATAAAGAGAGGCCGTTTGATCATATCTACATGGTCCGTCACTTTTCGCAATTTACTCACAGCCATATAATATACCCCCCGAAAATATATATAGATTTTCTATATGACACTATATGACGAGTAAAATAATCGGGGATAGATACGAAATCACAGACGTTCTGGGTAAAGGAACATTCGGTATCGTCTTTCGAGCAAAAGATGTGCGAACGCAAAACGAAGTCGCCATAAAAACGGATCAAAATGCGAAAACCATCAAACACGAAGCGCGTATTATCCAATATTTATATGCGAAAAAGGTCCGCAAGATCCCTAAAATATATTGGTATGGCACAATCAAGGAACAAGTCTTTCTCATCATGGAACTCTATGAATATTCTCTATATGACATTGTCCCCAAACTATTGGAAAAATCCCATAAAGATCGCATGATGAGTGTTCATTCGATCATTCGACATATTCTCGACATTTTTCACACCATTCATACACATTATGTGATACATCGGGATATCAAACCCCAGAATTTCATGTTCAAGAATGGCGCGATTTATCTCATCGATTTCGGAATGGCCACGTTTTATGTAGATGAAAAAACGGAACATAAACCGAATCTCAAAACGGCGAGTCTTGTAGGAACGCCTAAATATGCAAGTCATCATATACATCGCGCAAACACTTATAGCAGACGTGACGATATTATATCGATCGGATATATGGCCATTTTTCTGGAAACAGGAAAAACGGGATGGTACTCGAATTCGTCTCTCGAGGAAACGGCGATAAATAAAGAGAATATTGCGCGATATTCGCAAGATCCCCTCCTCCAGGAATTTCTATATGACCAATACAAGGTGGAATATTGCGGAATTCCCGGATACAAATTATGCGGGTGTGGCGAGAGTCGGAATGGGAGTTAAATTCAATGAGGGGTAGGCCTGTTGCATGTAATTGTATATTTGTGCATAGGATGTATTTCCGCCATATACACTGGGGGATCCGATGGCTTTATTCAATACATTTGTCAACATACTATCATTGGAGAACGAGTTAGGATTGATTGCAGGAGTATCTTGCAACTGTTTCAATTCTTGTAACATGCTCGTTAATGCTGCATATCTGGTCCCTAAATTCGATGCAATCAATGGTTGTAATGCAGTTTCAGTAGTTGGAATATTCAGTTCAATAATTTTATCCATTTGTTGCAAAGGGGATATAGAAGAATCTGCGATTATTTTACTTATCGATTGTGTCATATTTTTATCGGTTATTTGTGTGGATGAAGATTGCAACATGGGTTTTATCTTTGAAATTGTTTCATTGCATGTGGCGACATCCTTGGTATTATAATTTTTTAAAACGGCGACAATTTGTTGCAAAGTCGGATTATTGGCCGTAAAGAGTCCTTCTACAAACCCCTCTTTCGACGAGACGTCGCCATATGAAAAACACATGGAAAATCCGATAGATAAAAGAATGACCAATAATAAACAAATGATGGATCTAATCTTACCTTCACTAAACATATATATTATTATAATAAAATAACTAGTCGATTAAACAATATAAAAACGATTACCAATAAATAGTATAATCGTAACACATGAGCGATACAAGAACAATTGGTCAAGTGAAGTGGTTTAACAACAAGGCGGGATATGGATTTATTACATCAAATGAGAAGGATATTTTCGTACATTACAGTGCTATCCAAACTGTCGATTCACAGTACAAATATTTAGTACAGGGCGAATATGTCGAATTCGAGATTTCTCCGACAACAGAGGGTCCTCATGAAATCCAGGCGGTCAATATTAGCGGGATCAATAAGGGGAAACTTATGTGCGAGACTCGTCTTCAGACAAGAAAGGCGCCTACAACAGAGGATGGAAAGGAGGCCACAGAAGGAGAGTTTACCAAGGTGGAGAAGAAGAGACGTCCTGCAAATGCGCAATCCAAGCCAAAGAAGAAGCCTGACGCTGAATCCAAATAAATATAATTATCTATGTGACTATACCCATTTGAGTATATAATATTTTATAGAATATTATACACAGCTGATAAATTGAATTTAGTATCCCAGAGAGAGGGGGGGGGTCACTTATAAAAATGTAGCTATATGATATACATATGTCGAATAGACAGATGAACGATTATGAGAAAGTAACAAAGAATGAAATTGATCATAACACAGCAATAGATGCGTACTATTTACAATATAATAGAGGTATTTATAGTTTTACAATGCCTACATTTTATGGAAACGATTCGTTTCAAACTAGGTTAATTCAGGCAAAAAATATAGATAATGGTAACAAAACCGAATTTCAAATAGAGAAAGGTCTAGACGGGAAATATAATGTCTATAAAGTAATAGAAGAACGGGATACAGGTAAGCATTTGAGTCGACCGGATATAGATTCGTATAAACATATAAAGGAAAATAAATATGCGTATCTTAGGAAAACCTATACTATATTTAGGCTTAAAGATGTTTTAGAACAAAATCAGAATGATTATAGCGAATCTATTGCCGAATGGCATGATCTAACACAACCGTCCTATAGTACAAAATCACATCCTGGCGATTTTCATGCCAGGCTAGATGCAACGAGATCCAAATTGCCCCCTTTTATGCAACAAAATATACGTGCATATGAAGATCGAGTGAATGCAAGTGCACGATCATTTGTGCCACGAAATACTGGATATCGTACCGCAAAACATTTTTTCAAACAAGCACAAAAGAC